GAGGCGCTAAAGGAGGAGTTGCCGCAGCTTATCGCGCGACCTTATGCCGGCGATTATCTGCCTGACCTAATGGCGTGCTACCCGATTGGCGACCCCCACATTGGCGAATATATTTGGTCAGAAGAGTGCGGCAAGTCTTGGGATCTAACCATTGCCGAGCGCATGCACTGTAGCGCCATGGCGGCACTTGTAGATGCAGCGCCGCGCACTGAGACGTGCACAATCGTTAACCTTGGGGATGCCGCACACTACGACTCGATAGCCGCTGTTACACCTCGCAGCGGGCACCATTTGGATGCCGACAGCCGTTACGCCAAGATGGTTCGCGTATTGGTCAAAGTGATCCGCCAGTGCATCGAGACGGCTCTAACCAAGCATAAGAGCGTGCACATCATTAACGTGCCGGGTAACCACGATGAGACTGGCGCGCTATGGCTATCAACCGCGCTGAGCCATATCTACGAAAACGAACCGCGCGTAACGGTTGATATCAGTCCTGCATTATTTACCTATTTTGAGTTTGGCAATTCGCTTGTCGGTACTCATCACGGCCATACATGCAAAGCTGATCGGCTTGGGCAGGTAATGGCAGCAGACCAGCCGCAAGCGTGGGGAAGAACAAAGCATCGCATGTGGTGGACTGGCCATGTACACCATGAAAGCAAGAAGGAATATCCAGGCTGCACGGTGGAGAGCTTCAACACGCTAGCGCCGGGGGATGCCTACGCTACTGCTGGTGGCTGGCGTTCGCGTGAAAATATGAAGTGCGTTGTTCTGCACCGTGAATATGGCGAGGTCGCGCGTCACACTGTGCATCCTGATATGCTCAAATAAACCTAGACACCCGCACGCCGTAGCGATATGGTGTGCGGGTAATTCACGAATTGGAGCGGTAGAGATGAGTAAAGATATAAGCGGAAGCGCATTTCCTCGCATGGCTGGAGAGTCGCCAGGGCTTAGCTTGCGAGATTACATGGCGATTCATGCCAGTGAATCCGACATACAGAGATTCATTGAGTTTAATCGTTCAACAAGTCGAGCCGCAGCCCGATACATGCACGCAGATTACATGCTAAAGGCCCGCGCAGAATGATCAACATCGAATGGACAGAAGGCGCGCCGGATAAGCTGGAGGTTGGCATGGTTGTGCGAGTTAATAACTGGGACGGGGTTTTCCTGCTAGGCAGTTTCAGCGCGCTACAAGACCCTGCGCACATCACCCACTGGGCCTGGCTAATAAAGCCCTATCAACTTAGCTGGATTGACTCAAAAACTGGAGTACCGAAAAGATGAGCGACGTTATTGATTGGAGTAAGGCGCTGGAAGGTTATCCGTTGTGGATTGAGGGATTTGACAGTTGCTATGCAAGCGGATGGTATCGTGAGCTATCAGACATATACCAAAGTACGCGCGGTACGTACTACATGAAGCGAGATGCTGGATATTTCACTGTGCATGAACGCCCACAGCCAACCCCATGGTCTGGCGAAGGCCTGCCGCCGGTTGGGACGGTGTGTGGTCACGTCGTATCTGGCGACAAAGACTACCCATTCATTGAGTGGGCAAGTGGTGACAAGTTAGAGGTGATTGCGCATCGAGAAGTGTACGGCGCAATGCTGCCAATCGTGTTTAACCTGCGTCATAACACCGCGACTGCAATTCTGCCTCATCTACTAAAGCCTATCCGCACCCCAGAGCAGATTGCGGCGGATGAGCGAGAGGCAGCTATTTTGGTGCTAATCAAGGACGCAGGGAAAGACGTAGCCACTGCATCTTTTGAGCAGGCGCGACGGATTTATGATGCCGGATGGCGCAAAATCTAACCACCAACCAAGCCGGCCAATGCGCCGGCTTTTTATTGCCTAAAATTCAGCGATTCACGCGCAAAACAGTCATTCAATTGCCGTCCTTGGTCCGTGGACCGTGGACACCTGCTAACAGGTTCGGTTATTCTATGCAAAATTAATGCCAACCTCGGTAACGGATATGCAGAACATGCCAGAAAAAGACTTAGGAACGTGGTACGCAATCTGGATGAGCATCCCGGAACCGATCAAGGCGGCAGTCATGACGTTTGCGCTTAGCTTGATCGTTTCGATTCAGGACAAAGACGCAACACTTCGCGGCGTGCTGATGCGCGTCACTGTCGGCACTACGCTGATCTTGATGGCGTCAAACGGTTTCCAGGCTGCCGGCATGTCTGACGGCTGGGGTTACTTCCTTGGCGCTCTGGTTGGTCTGTTCGGCCTTGAGCAGTTTAAAGTATGGGTCAAGAAGTGGACCGAGAAAACGCTAGACGTTCCGAAGTAACTGGCTGTACACTACCTGCAAGCGTTGGGCGCCAAGCGCAAAACCTCGAAGCGTTTGCTATGATGCCTTTACTCCGGGCTAGGCGCGCTAGGGAATTGGTTCAGGCCGGGTGAAATTCCTCATAGCGGTTAGCCACCGTGGTCGATTCGGCTATTCATTCGCATAACCATCGGATTGGAAATGAGCCTCTACGACTCGGGGAACTCACCATGGTGTTTATGCAAATGAATGGAATGCGCAGGCTGATGCGATAAGGTCCAACGGACTCGGTTCTAGACTGAGCGGCGACAATCCGTAATGCCGGGATCAGCTCCGGCCCATTCATTACCAGCAACACGGACCCCACACGAAGAGCGTCAGCGATCCTGACAGCGCGGCGCTGGGGTTTTTTATTGCGTGAATGAAAATAAACCTAGACAACACCGCGCCACTTGATATGATGACGGCTCACTGAATGGAGGATGCAACATGGCAAAGCTGGTAGAGATTTTGGCGAAAGAGCTGGGGGAGTGGCCGGTAGATTGCTGTTTGACTATCTGTCAAGACACGTCTGGAGATATTGGTGCATGGCGTACGCTTACGCCGGAAGTGACATGCCCAGATGACGATGATGTTGTATGGTCAAGCATGGGTCATATCATGAACATTACACCGCTTAGCTGTATTGCAGACGACCACGCTACCGCAATCGTAACCCGCGAAATGTGGCAGGCTGAGCGGGATCGTGCGGTTACTGGGCAGGGTGTGAGTGGCTCAGGGCCGGTCCAATGGCGCGACCGCATCCGTGAAATCGACACTACTTTCGAAGCAATGACAGCAGAGCGCGCAGAACTGGTCAGCAAACTGGCTGGAGAGGGTTTTGCGTTGATTGCTGTTGCTGCTGAGCCTGTTGAGGATATGGGCGATTGGCGGAATTGGAAGGTTGGGGATATTTTAGAGGTTGTATCAAACACAGTTAGTCACGAATTCAATATAGGAGAGATTGTAAGGTATAAAAAAGAGTTTGGCTCTATAGGTTGCGGAGGCAAATGTGAGCTATTAGATTGCAGCGACTGGTGGGTGATGGACCAATGCGACCTTAAATTCCACTCCCGCCCAACCGCCTGACCATTAAGCCCCTTAACCGGGGCTTTTTTACACCAACGCCTACCTATGGCACAATACCTGCATGGAAAAACGAACCTACAAAGTCCACAACCGAAAGAACGAAGAGTTCGCGCGTCGCATGATGACCGAGACGCATGTGCCAGAATGGAAGATATACAAAGAGGTTTTCTGCCCTGATTCGCAGGCGTCGCTTAACTGCCTCAGGGTCAAGGCGTGCCAGTTGAAGCAGCAGCCGAGGTTTAAGAAGTACTTGGATCAGATCAAATCAGAAATTAAGGAGCGCTTCTTGATAACAGTAGAAGGCCAGATTGAAAAGCTGGAAGAGGTATTGGCACTGGCAAAGGGTGGCGAGCGTCCGCAGTGCGCTGCTGCCGTACAGGCGATTATGGCGCAGGCGAAACTTGCTGGTATTGATAAGCAAGTCGAAGAGGACGCGCCACAACCAGTGCAGGTAATCATTCAGGTTCAAGATGCCAGCATTCAGCGCGACGGCTAACGTCCCGCAGGCTAAATTCCTGGCGATGCCGCACAAGTTCCGCGCGTTCGTCGCTGGGTTTGGTAGCGGTAAGACGTGGGTAGGCTGTCAGGCCATGTGCACCCACTTTTGGCAGCATCCAAAGATTAACGCCGGCTACTTTGCGCCGACGTTTCCGCACATCCGCGATATTTTCTACCCTACGATTGAAGAAGTAGCCGATACCATGGGGCTGCGTGTTGTTACGCGCACCAGTGACAAGGAGGTGGACTTTTACTCAGGCAAGCGCTATCGAGGAACCGCGCTATGCAGGTCAATGAGCAATCCGGCAAGCATCATCGGCTTTAAGATCGGGCACGGCCTGATTGACGAGCTGGACGTGATGACGACCGAGAAAGCGCGGCTGTCATGGATGAAGATCATCGCGCGCATGCGTTACAACGATGAAGGATTGCGCAACGGAATTGACGTTACAACTACGCCTGAGGGTTTCAAATTTACTCATGAGATGTTTGTACAAGCGCTAACCGAGCGGCCAGAACTGGCCAAGAACTACGGACTATTGCAGGCCAGCACATACGACAACGCCGCTAATCTGCCGCACGACTACATCTCGTCACTTGAGCAGACCTACCCAAAAGAACTGATCGGCGCCTACCTTCGCGGCCAGTTCACAAACCTTACAAGCGGCACAGTATATCGGTCTTATGATCGCGTGCGCTGCGGATCGAATGAGGTTATCCAGCTTGGCGAGCCGCTGTTTATCGGCATGGACTTTAACGTTGACCACATGGCGGCGACCGTTTACGTCAAGCGCGACAAGGTTTGGCACGCGGTTGATGAGCTAAAAGACATCTACGACACGCCGGCCATGATTAAGATCATCAGCGAGCGGTGGAAAGCTAACGGCCACAAGATACACGTTTACCCGGATGCCAGCGGCCAGAATCGCAAGTCTAACGATGCCAGCACGTCGGATATTGCTCTGCTGCAACAGGCAGGGTTTAGCGTTCGCGTGAAACCGACCAACCCGGCAGTAAAGAACCGCATCATGGCCGTCAACAAGGCACTAGAGGATGGCTTGCTGCGCGTTAACGCTAAGGCGTGCCCGACAGTAGCCAAGAACCTAGAGCACCAGGCATACGACAAGAATGGCGAGCCTGATAAGTCGTCGGGTACGGATCACCAGAACGATGCGACCGGCTATCCGATTGCCTACGAGATGCCGATTGTTAAGCCTGTGTTGATTACGCCGGTTCGGTTTGGATACTAGCAAAAAAGTCTGGACACGCTAGCCGGCTGACTGCACAATGGCCCGACATTCGATTGATTTGGAGTTTGGAAGATGAATAAGTTTACGCCGGGTCCTTGGGTTCACAGCACAGCAGGATATGGCCGTGGAGATATTTTTATTGTTGACGAGTGCTTTGTTGCCAAAGATGGCGATGACGTGGCTTTGTGCGAAAACATTATTGATCCAAATACTGGTGATCCATCCGAAGCCAACGCCCGCCTAATCGAAGCCGCGCCGGATTTGCTGGAGGCGCTTGAAGAAACTTTTACCATGATCGGTGAAAGGCTGCTAAAAGATACATTCGGATACGAATGGTACGAAAAAGCCAGCGCAGCAATCAGTCGCGCCCGGGGTGAGGCATGACAGAAGATGCCGCATGGGTGATTATTATTTTCCTCTGCCTCCTGCTGTGCCTTGGCGAGCCAGACATGTATGACGCAATTATCATATGGCTAACAAAATGACAGACACCGAACGCCTGCAAAAACTGGCCGACATGATGGAAATGTCTTTTGGGCGCCATGATACTGGCATGTGGCTTTTTCCGCTTGGCGCAGTGAAGTCATCCCGCGAAGGCTGCACACTAGACGACCTTCGCGCATTTATTGATAGCGATTTTCAGGAGCAGGAATGATGAAAGGTACAGTCACTAGCATGGGGTTTATCCCGAACATCATCCGCCAAGGCGTCGAGCTAGTCGCAAAAGTAGACATCACAAACCCAGCAGCCAAAGTGCATGACCCGATCATTTACAAAGGCCGCGTGATCTACGCTATGCCGGGTGGCGGGGAGTTTGTTGGTGGGCGGGTTGAGGGGGTTGTTAAATAATGGGCGATAAGATGGCATTAACTGGCCTTGTTGTATTTGTGTTTTGTTTTCTTATGGCTAGGCTGGCTGCACATCCTCCAAAGCAGGAGGGAGCTTACCGTATATTCGTGTCAATTATGATGCTAGGCCTTTTTGCAATACCAATAGGGCTGATCATTCGGATCTGGAGCTAACATGAACCTGCACACAAAAGACAGCGAAGGCAATCACCGCATTATCGAGGGCTCGCTTGATATGCTGGCCGACCAAAAGCAACTGCGCGCTGATTTGCGTGAGGCTAAAATCCACGTCAAGAAACGCACGCCGATTCTTGGGTTTATCAAAGGCGGCCTGTATAAAGCGCCTGTCAGTATTTGGGATAATTGATTATGCAAGACGACTACGAAGGATTTTAACCGCAAGCCCGACTAGCAATCGGGCTTTTTTACACCTATCACAAAACATGGCACAATACCTGCATATCTAACAGGACGCGCCCCATATGCCTATTACTAGCTGCCACGCCGAATAC